GCGGCCCAGCATCGAAGCGTGTAATCCGCTGGGCAACGTGGAAACGGAGTGTAGCGCAGTCTGGTAGCGCATCTGGTTTGGGACCAGAGGGTCGGGAGTTCGAATCTCTCCACTCCGACCACGATTTTCCCCTGTAAGTCTCTGCTCCGCTTGAAAGATGTTGATTTTCAAGCACCTTTGTCCGAACTACCCTTACAAATCTCGTTACAAAACGGGCTTCGGACATGGCGAAAAACAAGAGACAGAAGAAGACACCCTACCTGCAGGAACTCGACGGGCGATTTTATGCCCGCGTGCCGGTCAAACCGGAGTTGAGGCCGTATATCGGGCAGACGCAACTTCGTGCTGCGCTCGGTCCGGATAGGCAGACAGCGAAGGAAAACCTCCACTACCACGTTGCGGTTTTCAAAGATCAGATCCGTAAGGCGGCTGAAGAGCACGCCCGTCGCACCGGCAAGCCCGTTTCGGTATCGACCGCGCCCCTGGACCCGGCGAAGCTCATGGTGCGCCACTACCGTGATATCATCTCCACCGACGATAGGACGCGCGTAGCGGATCACCGATACGCGAGTTGGGGCTACGTCGACGACGAGCTTGTTGCGAAGCTTCGTGACGGCATGGCCGGCCGTTTGACAGATCGGGAGTATCTGGAGATCATCGGGGCTAGCCTCAAGGCGCTGCACGTTACCGATGCAGATGCAAAACCGGGCACTCCCGATTTCCGCAAGGCGGCGCAAGCCCTCTGTGTAGCTGAATATGAGGGACTATCGCGCATCGTGGAACGAGATGAAGGTGACTTTACCGGAAAGCCGGAGCATCCGGCACTAGTCGACGCGATTCAGACAGAGGAAGCTGAAGAACAGCAGGAAGCGCAGATCAACGAGTTCGATCACTGGACGTTCGATCACGTCATTGCAGAGCAAGAGCGCCGGGCGGCAATGGGTCTAGGCAAGGTGAAGTCAGAGGCGACGCTCGAGAAATATCGGGTCGCGCAATATGATTTCGAGCACTTCCGGAAAGATAAGAAGGTCGCGACTGTTACCCTGGCCGATGGCAAGGCATGGCGCGACCACATGCTCACGAAAGGGAAGCTTTCTCGAAAATCCATCAAGGACAAGATCACGATTATTCGGACATTGATGAACTGGGCGAACATGCAGTCCGAACGGAAGATGTTCCCCTTGGGTGATCCATGGGCCGCACTTGAGCTTCCGAATGTCGAGAAAAAGGACAGTGCAAGCCGAACCTATTCCTTGAAGGATGCTCAGCACTTTCTCGAATTTGCACGGACGGCGACCCGCTCAAGCTTCAGGTGGATTCCGTGGATCATCGCCCATACCGGCGCAAGGGTGAACGAGATAACGCCGCTTGAGAAATGTGACGTTTCCGAAATCGAAGGGCATTGGTTTATCCATGTCCGGGAAGGTGAGGGCCGGAGCGTCAAAACTCACCAGTCGCGCAAGGTGCCGGTTCATCGCGCTCTCATCGCTGAAGGCTTCATTGAATGGGTGAGAGCGCAACCCGAGGGACGCCTGTTTCCCGGGGGCAGAAATGAAGACCAGCGCCTTCGCGAGTGGATCCACGAGAAGGTATTCCCGAATCGCGTAAATATGCCGCCACCGAACCACGGATTCCGGCACCTGTTTGAAGATGCCCTTTTTATAGGAGTCAGTCAAAAGGCGGCGCTCTACATCACGGGCCGTTCCTCCGGTTCCTCTGCCGACGACTACGGTGGCAGCGATTTACGGCTGATCGAGATCGCGGAGCAGATGGACAAGGTTCGCAACATCATTCCGGATAAGCGAGAGGATGAAAATAATCCTTCCTGACTAGGAATATTTTCATTTTTGGGATTCACACAGGATTCGGGCTATGAGACAATAGTTTCAAGTTGAACTTGGAACTAGCAAATGCCTATTGCCTATTTTGTTTCGCGTACCGCTAAAGCTCTAGGCTTTTTGCAAGAGAATAAGGCATATCCTCTTTCTGATCCCACTATCTCTGAGATCTTCGGCGTCATCCCTACTGTCTCAGGTGTGAACGTCAGCGGCCAATCCGCTCTTTATGTTCCCGCTGTGCTACAGGCGGTTCGCCTTATCTCCGAAACCATCGGCTCGTTGCCTTGCAAACTCTACGAAGAGGCTGCGGGCGGCAAGGAAGCTGCCAAGGATCATTCTGCACATAAGATCGTGCACAACCGTGCAAACGAATGGACCGGCGCTGGCGAGTTGCGCGCGGCCCTTACTGCCGATGCCCTGTTGCGCGGCGGCGGCTTCGCCCGCGTGATCCGCTTTCCGGATGGCAGCCCGTTTGAGCTAGTCCGGATCAAGCCTGAAAAAGTGATGATACTTGAGGATGAGATCTCCGGCGCTCCGGTCTACCGTGTCAGCGAAAAGAGCGGCACCCGCGACTATCACTTCACCGAAATTCTGCATGTTCAATCCTTCCTGGGCAGATCACCGATCTCCTACGGCAAGGAAGCTATCGGCCTCGCATCGATCCTAGAACGGCATGGTGCACAGTTCTTCGGCTCCGGCGCACGACCTTCCGGCGTCATCACCAATGAGAAGCCGCAAGGCAGCGAAGCGGGCGCAACAACCGTCGCCAACATTAAGAAGTCTTTCCGGCTCTGGCAGACCAGCGCGAACGGCGATCCGCTGATCATGGATGCCGGCTGGAAATACGAACAGCCGGTGATGGCCTCGACCGATGCGCAGTTCCTCGAAAACCGAATCGAACAGATAAACGAGATCGCCCGCGTTTTCGGCGTCCCGCCGCACATGCTCTATCAGCTTGACCGCGCGACCTGGAGTAACGCGGAACAGATGGCCGCGAGCTTCCTGCAGTTGTGCCTTCGCCCATGGCTGGACCGCTGGCAGGACGCCTATGCAACCGTTCTCCTGACTGAGGAAGAACGCGACAGCCACTACTTTGAGTTCGTCATTGACGACCTTCAGCGTGCCGATGCGGCAGCCCGCGCGGAAATCTTCAGCAAGCTTATCGCCGCTCGCGTCATGACCCCTAACGAGGTTCGGGCCGCGATGAACATGCCACCGCTTCCCGGCGGTGATGAGCTTGCCAACCCCTTCACGTCCACAACCCAACTGGCAGGCAATGAGCGGCCGAAGGAAGCCGCATGATCACGCACACCGCCTTCTTTGGCGACGGTGAAAAGACCTTCGCCTTCAGCCACGAACTTATCCTGGAGCTAGAGCGAAAGACCGGTCACGGCATCTTCGCGCTCTTCACTCGTATCCAAACCCGGCAAGCATCCTTCGCTGACATGACCGAGACGATCCGGCTCGGTTTGATGGGTGGTGGAGCTACGCCGGCTGAAGCAGCCGCCCTGATCAACGCCTATGCGGTTGCCCGCCCGCTCGGCGAAAGCCTCGCTGTTGCGCTCGGTATCCTCACGACGCTGTTCTTCGGCGCTGATGAGCCGGCAGAGGATGACGATCTTCAGCAGGTGGCAGCATGACAGAGACCGCGAACCTCGAAATCAAGGCGGAAGTCTCGATTGATGATGCTGGCACCGTGACCGGCATCGCGTGGCCGTTCGGCAAGCCCGACAGCTATGGCGATCTAATCGAACCGACCGCGTTCCGCTTCGCCGCTGAAGTCCCGATGCTCCTGGAGCATGAACAGCGGCAGGTTGTAGGGATCTGGAATTCCTACAGTGTCACCGACAAGGGACTTGAGGTGAAGGGCCGCTTGTTTGTCGAAGGCATCGGCCCGGCCCGCCATGCTCGCCAGCAACTTCAGGCGGGCACCATGTCCGGTTTGTCGATTGGCTACCGGCTGCACGAACACAAGGCCCGCCCTGAAGGTGGGCGTGTCCTGACTGACCTCACCATCACTGAAATTTCGCTGTGCCGACGCCCGGTTCACCCGGACGCCCGCACCACTGAAGTCAAATCCATCATCGAAGGAAAGCTAATGGAAGACGAACTTGAGAATGTAAACGAAGCCAAGGCCGATCCGGTTGTGAGTGCCGAAGAGATCAAGTCGCTCAAGGCCGACATCGCCACGCTGAAGGCAAAGCTCAACCGCCCGACCGCTGCCAACAACAACCAGCCCAAGGGCGAAAACGACAACTCAGAACAAAAGGCGTTCTTCAATGTCCTGCGCAAGGGCGAAGCTCGTATCGCCGACGACGAGCGAAAGGCGCTCACGGTCGCTGAAGATGCAAACGCTGGCTACTTGGCACCGGAACAGTTCGGATCGGAACTGATCAAGCTCCTGAAGGAGTTCAACCCCATCCGGCAGTATGCCCGCGTTGTCTCCATCGGTGCGAAAGAGATCAAGTATCCGCGCCGGATCGGTTCGCCTACGGCCTTCTGGGTGAGTGAGACGGAAGATCGCACGCATTCTGAACCGGCATATGCACAGATCAGCATCACGCCGCATGAACTGGCGACCTACACTGACGTTTCCAATCAGCTCTTGGAAGACAATGCCTACAACCTCGAAGGCGAGCTTGCGACCGAGTTTGCAGAAGCCTTCGCGACGACTGAGGCACTGGCGTTCCTGAAGGGCACTGGCAACGTCAATAACCAGCCGGTCGGTCTTATGACCAACACCAGCGTTGAAGCCGTCACGACCGGCGCTCCCGATGGCTTCCCGGCTTCGTCGCCTGCCGACGTGCTCATTGGCATGTTCCATCACCTGCCGACTGCTCACGCGCAGCGCGGCGTTTGGATGATGAACCGAAACACGCTCGCGGAAATCCGCAAGTGGAAGGATGGCGAAGGAAACTACCTTGTCGCCAATCCGATCACGGACGGGATGCCGACGACCTTGCTCGGCAGACCGGTGATCGAATGCCTCGACA